TGCTCTTCAAGTTTGCAACGCCGAGGTCTTTGGCGTCCTGGCAGATGGCGCGGACGAATCCTGGCCGGTCTTTGGTTACTTTCAGATTCAGGCAGCCGTCCAAGCCCCGGCCAAATGGCATCGCCACGTCGACTGCGATCGCTACGCCGTCGATGTCGGCTCTCTTTGCCTGTGCTCCGATGGCGTAATTGCCCCGGGTGTCTTTGCTCTTTGTGACGTGGTCAATGGTCAAGATGGCCGCGTTCTCCATGCGAAGTGGGCGAAGAATGAGCTGCGAGAAGGTGGTGGCGTCCTTGTTCTTCTCCAAGTCCAGGCCGAGCAGGTTCATCGCTGCGTTGACGCCGTCGATAACGATCAGGGATGGTTTGTGGATCTGGATCTCGCTTTGAATAACTTCGACGATGCCCCTGGTGATTCCTTCGTCCGGGTTTGCATATCTGAAATGTCGCAGGCCTGTTGCTGGCACTCCCATCGTCTTGAGGCGTCCTCTAATTCCGCGAGCGCTGTCTTCGAAGTCTAAATAAAAGACGCAATGGCCTTTGGCTAATTCTTGGCGCACCGCTTCGATTGCGATCCAAGTCTTGCCGCTTTCGCTCTCTCCAAAGATTGCGTTTATCTTGTTTGCATAAAGGATGTGATTGCCGTCTTCGCGCTTGAGAATCGATGGGCCTGGTTCATCTTCGAGTTGCATGTCGGTGATGTCCTGTGGGATCCATGAGCTGGTGGCAATCTCTTCGTTTTCATCGTGTAGTTGCACGTGACTTGGATTATGGGCTTCGATCTGTTGCCAATCAGTGCGCAGTTCGGTCTTTGCCCCGAAGCCCTGCGATCGCAGATGTGATGCAGCTGCTTTGAAGTCGCCTTTGTGCTCTATCTGTGTGTAGGCGGCAAATTTCGAATAACTGCTCTGAGCTGTGAAAATTGTTGAGGTGCTGAAAACGAAGAGTTTGCCGTTGCCGTTGAAGTTTGTCGTCGCCGATATGCCTTCGGACTTGCCTGGACGTCGCCAGGCGGTCGATTCGCCCTTGCTGTAAACCTTGCTCCATCCGAGTGGTTCGAGAATGCTTTCCCAGGTGACGGTGTCGTTATAAGCATCCCCTGGCGTCTCGATGCCGTCTTTGCGCGGCTTTGTTTCTTCTTCGATCCATTCTGCCTTTGGCACTTCGTCGTAAAGGGCAAAGTATTGGTGAATAATCTGGCGCTCTGCGATCGTAAAGGTTGGAATTGTCTCGATGGATCCGGCGCTGATCTGCCAGGGGTTGCCTGAAGGGTGGCACTTGCCGCCAGATGGCGCTGTGATCACGAAGCCGCCTTCGCCGCGTGTTTCTGCTAGGCATCCGCCGTCTTCACCGGCTGCCTGCGCGATCTTTGTGTTGCCTGGCACTTTGGCATCGCTGATTCGGTACAACCAGTGAATTCCGCCCGATGGCGTCGTTTCCATGTATCCGTTGACGAGCTTTGTCCAGAGATGGCCATGTTCGCTGCTTTCGAATATCTCACGAAGTTCAATGTGCAGCTTCTTTGCTACCGCCCTGCCTTCAAGCTCAAGCATTTCAAGGTTGCCAGAAACTGCGCCGCAGATGATGCCGACGCCGTCTTGCTTCTTTCCAAACCAGCCCATCAATTCTTCGGGGGTAGGCCGCTTCTTCTGGTAGGCCGTCCATGATGGCAATCCGGGGCGTTTGGATCCATCTGCTGCTACTGGGACTGCGCTAATTCCAGCAGCTGCAAAGCGAAGCGCGGTCGTAAGGATCGCATCGCTCATTCTTGATCTGTTTCTTCTTCAATCTTGATCAATCGGCCGCGGACAATTGCTCCGCTTAGTCGAAGGCCTTCTTTGAATCCGCGCTCTCTTTCGATGGCGCAGCATAGGTCTTTATATGACTCTGGCGTGGGCCGTCGTTGCCATACATCGATTTCATCAATGATTGCTTGAAGCGTCGCGTTCTGATCTTCCATTATTACCCCCTGTTGATTCTCTTGCTATTGCTCCATCTGGATTGCTGCTTTCGATGATCACAAATCCTTGCGCCTGTAACACTTGCACGATGCCTTTCGCCATCCGTCCTGGTGTATCTGGTAAACCGTACTCATAATATTTCCAAAGCCATGCAGCGATCGTTCCTTGCGCGTCATTCTTCATGTGCGTGTGATCAGACTCGAACCGATCCGTTTCCCCTACGGCCCCCTGGCCCACGCGCCTTCCCCGAGTGGAAGGTGTTGCTCGGGAAGTTCCTATCTTATGCCGGTTTTGCACCAAGCTGTGCCAAGAGTGCAATCACTTCTGGCGTCAATGCTTCGGCTGTAACCACTTGCTTTGGCTCCGCAGCTGGCGCGGCCGCTTGCTTCGCACCGGCATTGCCAACGAAGGCGTTTGCCTTTGCTAAATCTGCCGGGTTGCTTGTTGCATCGATCAGGATCCAGGGGGCCGACTTTCCGGGTTTGGCCGTTCCCTGTCCAATGCGTGCCAGAACCTTCTGGCCGACTTTGTTCTTGAGTGCGTTCTTGAGTGCGACGTTGAAGAATAGAAGCCCTTCGTGGATCTCGCCTGTGTCGAGGTTGGTCACATTGACTTCGATCGCATCTGTATCGCCATGCACTGTGGTGATGCTTGCTTTGTATTCGGTTGGTTCAATGATCAGCAATTGGTTTGCTAGATCTGCAACCTTTGGCTTATCGCCGCCTGTTGCTAGTTCAGAGAAGTTCATTCTCTTTCCCCCTTTGTCTTGGTGTTACTTGGTTGTTGGTTTTCCAACGCTGTAGGCGGATTGCTTTCCGCGATCTCTTTGACGATGTCGGAGATGGTCTTCTCGATCATGAAGCTGTATCTCCGTTGCATGCCTTCGCTAAGTCTTTACTGAAAGGTTGGAAGTAGGGGCAGTAATTGCAGAGCCGATCGGGGCTTGCTGGAATCAATTGCCAAAGTTCCGGGCTGTTCTCGACGTCGACGGTTGAAAGTAATCCGTAGACGGTATCGAGTCTGGTCAGCGCTGCGATCGCGACAGATTCATCGTAATCATGCAGCTCGACGTGCATGTCATCAAGGCTGCCACTTGTCGGTAAATAAACCAGTGCAACTTTCTCAACTTCTGCTCCTTCTTGCGCTTTGCCGTAGCCGTAAAGCTGGACTTGGACGAGCTGCTGTTCTGTTGCTCCTTCTTTGCGTCGCTTCTCTAACTGCGTGATATTTGTGGTTTTCCAGTCCATAACAATGCCGCGACGCTTGTCAAATAAATCCACAGTTCCTGAAAGATTGGCCCGAATGGTTACCTTTTGTTCCACTTCGTAATCTTCAAGTTTGCCGAATATATCTGCCAGGTGCGCATGGATCGCTGTGCCAACCTGCGCCGCCCAGTTTCCGCCGCCGGGGATTTCGTTTGCCTTATCCCAGTCGAGGAGTTTGTAAGCGATGCGCCGGGTGCATGAATGCCCGATCTCAGATGGGCCGATGTAGACCTGCTTTGATCTCGGTGTCCATGTGCCTGCCTTCGTGATGATCGTTGCCAATTCATCGCCGAGTGCTTTGCCTGGTGCGTGCGGTGAAACGAACATCTATTCGTCGTCCTCTTCTTCATCGTCATATGGCCAGATCGGTACTTCTGGTATTTCCGGTGCATCAATCGACGGCAATATTGTCGGTAGGCTCATGACTGATTCTAATCCCTGTCTAGACACTGACTTTGCCTACCACGTAACCCATAACGAATGAAAGAAGAATAATTCCAGCAGTTAAAAGGTGTATAAGTTCATCTTTGGTCATTGTTGATCCTGATCGACAAGTGTGAAGCGTCTGCTCATGCTTACGACTTCAAGCACGTCGATCACTTGCTGTGGCAAGATTTCGCGTGCCTTCTTTGTATCGAAGCGTCGGCTTTCGACGCGTGTCCATCGAACGACCGGTTTGTTTTCGTAAAGAGCTGTCTCTGCATCGCCCATTGCATTTTCAAGATGCGATCTGGCGATATCTGCAATCTCTTCCCATCGTGCAATCTCTTCTTTGGCATGTTTGTATTGCTTTAGCCATTGCGCAATGCCATCGTCAAAGTCGACGATGCCGATGCTTGATTCTGTGCTCATGATCCCCCTTAATACCAGCCGTAGCCGGTCTTTTGCTTTTGGCGTTCCCAATGTTCCCAAGCTGCGCAGGGGCCACCGGATCCGTATTTTCGTCCAATATACGCTAGAGCTGCGATAGTTTGTGTGACCCGGCTCTCGGGGTGTCGCATTCCTAGATTCTTGTATGTGCCGGCGAGGAGTTGGCCCACGCCTGCTGCGCTTGATGTTGGATTGTTTACTGATCGCCAGGCGCTCTCGCGGCCGACGAGCTGAGTGAAACATTTGTATTGCTGTGGTTCCAGCAATTCTTGGGCGAGCTGCTTTGGATCTATGTTCTGGATCGCTGTGCGCTCGGTGTAAACCACCGGGATTGCCGGGGTTGGATTTAGGGCTGTGCTTGCAATCGTGCTGGTCATTGCGCTGATTCCAACGATAACGGCAAATCTGCGCACGCTGTATTTGTCTGCTGGTTTGATTGGTTTTCTCGCTTTCTCGCCTTGTTTGCTTCAGTAAAGACTCGATATACCTGAGTCGTCCTGATGCCTATTTTCGTGGCGATCTCTTCGGTAGAGATTCCTTGATTGCGAAGTTTGATGATGAGCTTCTGTCGCTCTAACTTCTCATTTCGCTTCAAGTTATGGCCCCTCTCGGTCGGCGTCTTGCCGCCCCAGATGCCAAATGGGATCTCTTCTTTGATGGCGTATGCCAAGCATTCCTTTCTTTCTATACAAGCTCCGCAGATGGCGCGAAGTTTGGGGAGGCGCTTTGCCTCTTCTGCATTCCCTTCCGGGAAGAAATAATCTAGATCCTCTAATTCGGCGCATGCTGCATTTTCGAAGAGCTGCACAAATGGTAAGAAGTGTTTGGTTCTAATCATTGCGCTTTACCCATTGCTCCAAATTCTCAACAACCCAGGCCTTTTCAATTCCTGCGTTGCGTCGTTTAATTATGACGTATGCCGGTGGAGTTTGTTCTAATCCTCTGGCCTTTGCATAATTGTTTGCTTCTGTCGTTGCTTCTTCCCAGAACGCCGGGAGTGAGATGTTCTTTCGATTCTTCAATTCCAGGATGTATGTCTTGCCTGCAACGATCGCGACGATGTCGCCTTCGTCTTTGCTGCCGGCTTTGGTGAGTCGTTCCGCAATTGCTCCAACGGATCGCAGCCATCGCATTACATCTGTTTCGAAGAGTGCGCCTTTGCGTCCGTTTGGATTTGCCATTTACTTTACGATCTCCAATCGTGGGGTTCTGCGAGCTGCAACGTTGCGCACAATGTCCTGTGCTAAATCGAGCGCTTCATTTTCTGTCATCGATGCAATCAGTAAAACTGTCGCCGGGAGAATCTGACGCATTTTTTCGTACTCGAGCCACTCGCTGCTGTCTGGTGAGATTTGATTTATATAAGATGCTCGATGCAAAGCTGCAATGTAGTCGCCGTTTGCTTCTTTGCCTGCTTCTTCGAGCAGGTCAAGGACGGCATCTTGCTCTTCTAAATATAAAGCGATCCGCCCTTCGCCGTTTGTGTGAACTGAAAAGAGTGGGCGTCGATCTAAAGTCATTTTTCGAGCGCCTTCTTGATCCGCTTCTGCTTGCCTTCGTATTGCTGTGCTTGTTCGATCTCTTTGTCGATCGGATCGCCTTCGAGCTTGAGTAATAAATAAAGGATTCCGCAGGCGGCTATGGCCCCGGCGAAGATCAGGTATTGCGTTTGCATTGGTTCCCCCTTGTTTGGTGGGCCTTCGGCCCTGGTCGGCTTATTGTGCCTTGCGCTGATCCTGATCGGTGGCCGACACGCCGTTTGCCGGCTTCTAGTGACTATTCCACGCCTGTGGGCCTGGCTTTCACAGGAATAACACCGCAGAAGTTCACTTTCATTTTGCTTGTTTGGTATTGCTCTTTGTATGGACATATGGGAAAGTTCTCTTATCGGCAAGGAGCGAATGTCTCAGCCGGTGGGGGTAATAAAATGAAGACAAAGCAAGTTGGAGATGTGAAAGTGACACTTTGCTTAACTGAAGAAGAAGGTCTTTGTGTTGAAGATGGTGGCAAGTGGCTTTTGATGTGTGAAACACATGGAGGAATTGTTCAAGATACGAATAAGTCTCGCTTATGGGCTTGGGCATCAACACCTGAAGAATGGTGCGAAGAGTGCAGAAGTGCAAAGGTGGGCGCATAATGTCAGTTCTAAACCTTGAAGATGTGATCGTGGAAGCTGTCGTCGAGCTTGCAATGTCTGGTGAGTTTGCTGTTCCTGTAGATAACATTTACAACGGTGCGGATGTGTTTCGCGATGAAGATGGTTTTGTTCGTGGTCTTCTTCGCAATGGTGTCCGTTTCATCACCGATGATGAGGCAATCGTAATTTATAAGTTTGAGTCTTATGGACTTGCTGCTCAAGCTCGCTTCACTGGCGAGATGGTTTCCTCTTCTGTTCTCGTTGCGATCGCGAAGGAGTGGTTAGCATGAATCTCTGCCCTAAGTGTAAAACTGAAATGCACACAAATACTGTCATCGTGCTCGGTGGCAAATGGAAGCATTACCAGGAATGTCCTGGCTGCAATTACAGAACGGCGGCAAAGTGATGAGCTGGTATGAAATGCATGAATGCGTCTGTATCGGATGCAAAGAAACATTTAGATCGATCGAGAAGATGAATGTCTGCCTGCCTTGCTTTGAGGCTCAATTAGCGAATGAGGATAAATAAATGGGTGCAATGAAAGCTTTGCTTATTGATATCGATGCTGCGATGACTTTGGCTGGTCGTAATCTTGTTGACGCAGCGGATTCGCAGGATCCTGAATTAATGGAGGCGGTCTTGGTGAATGTCTTGTCTGCTCTTCCTTCTTATCTGGAAGTTTTGCGCCAGGTGAAGTCATGAGAATGGATCGCAAGTTTGTCCGTCGTCGTCGCGTCGCCTTTGTCATCGCCCTGGTTGCACTAGTGGCCTTGACCTATGGCACTCGCGATCTGTGCTGGACTGGTTCTGGCTACGGATCCTGCTCTGTCATGATCGACGAGGTGATCTCCGATGGCCGTTAAGAAAGCGCGTTCTGTCCGGGTGTCTGATTCCCTGTGGCAAGCGGTTAAAGATAAGGCTTTGGCTGATCAGAAATCGGTCAGTGAAGTGATCGTGGATGCTTTGAAGGCTTACATCCGGTGAGTTGGTGGAATCTGGCCATTGCCCCTGTTTCCGGCATTCTTGCCCTTGCCTATGGTCGTCGTATCTGGTTCTGGTTTGCCTTTGGCTTCTTCTTTGGCCTGTGGTCTTTCCTGATCGTGCTGTTGCCAAAGAAAGAGCTGAAAATCCCAACCTTGCCGAACTGGTTGCTTGTACTTTGGGGCAACCGGCAGATCGCTCGAATAATGCGCCCGATTCGGGATCCGTCCGATCTGAAATAGGGACGAAGAAAGCCCCCCATCGCTTTGTAGACGGCGATGGGGGGTTTTCTTATTCTGCGAGTGCTCTGGCGATTCCTTCTTCGAGGCTGATCTTTGGTTCATAAATTTGCAACATCTTCGTGGGGTCGCCGACTCTGTATTCGACTCCGCTTGGCTTGCCGGGGTGCTTCTTGATCGGTGCGAGGTATCCCTGCTCCAACATGATCATCTCTGCGAGCTGGATGAATGAGGTCGCTCGCCCGGTGCAAAGGTTCAAAGTTTGGATGTTATTTGTGATCGCTTCGAATGTAGCTGCAACGACGTCGTCGATGTGGATAAAGTCTCGGACTTGCTGGCCTGTTCCCCAGACTTCGAACGGATCCATTTTGGCCTTGCCGCGTGCAATCAAGGATGGGAATGGGTAATCCAAGGCCTGATCGGATCCGTAGCCGCTAAATGGCCGCAGGACGCTTACTTTGATGCCTTCTGCTCTGGCATATCCTGCCAAAGTCTCGCCGGTTAATTTTGCCCATCCGTAGCTCAAGTCTGGCGTGCGAATGTGATCGAGATTGATGTCGCCTTCTCGAAGGCGTTGCTTGTATGCAGCTCTTTGTAAATAGATCGGATAAGCCGCCGAGCTGCTGTAATAGACGAGGTGCTTTGGCTTGGTTCGCACCGCCCACTGAAACATGTCGCTGTCGATCGCGAGGTCGCTGGCGACGGCCAAAGGGTTCCCTTCAATCAAGGCGCGGCCCCCGACAATCGCGGCGAGGTGAATAACCACGTCGTATCTGGTGTCGTCCTTCTTGAAGAAATCCCTGCAATCTAGGCCGTTTGCGATGTCGATGCCGGTGATCTCATGGCCTTTGTTATCGAGCGCCCTGTGGAAAGCGCGGCCAACGAAGCCGGCGTCTCCTGTTATCAATATCTTCATGCGAGCCATTCTGCCAGATACTTGTCGCTTCCTGATTCGCCCTTTGCGATCGCTTGGTCGCTACTGAAATGAAAGCGGTCATCTGCTTCAAGAGCTGCGCCGATGTGGTGCAAGGTTGCCTTCTTTGCGATCGGGAATGGGCGGCGCTTGCTGCGTCCTTCTGTGGGGGTTTGGTAGCTCTCATCGTGGATCAGGCTTGCGTCCTTGATCAAGGGCCAAAGGTGGGCCGCAAGCCAGTCCTGATCGGCGGTGTAATAATCCCCTGGTTCGTAATAGTCCAAATGGGCCGGGGTTGCCCTTGTACGAGCTGCAAACATGCCGGCGCTGATCTGGTAATTGTGGCCTGTGGGGTGATCTTTCATAATGTGGAAATCAAGGCCGCTTGCTAGAAACTCTTCGTGCGCAATCCGTTCCCGGTGCGTCAGTCTGGCGTCTGCATCGCGGCTGAGAACGACGTCAAATTCTCGATCTATTAAAGCCTGAAATCTCCAGAGTTTGGCTGTGTGGTCTTCTGGCCCTTGCTCTTCTACGAGCTGCACGTGGGGGAAGAGTTGCAAGGTTTGTTTGATGGATTCTGGAACCGAGGCCCCGGTGTAGAAGCGCAGCGTGTATCCCTTGAAGTGCCTGGTTGCCAGAATTGCATTCTTGATTGCACCGATCGTGTATCGCTCTTCGCTGCCGTATAAAGAGTAAGCGATGAGCTGCTTCATGGCTTTAGTTTGCGCTTGAGCAATTCGTAGGCTTCGCTTTGAATGTAATTCTGGTAAGCAAGCGCATCGAATGCGTATATCTCGGTCGCGTTTACTTCTTTGTATCCTTCATCCCATTCGGCTTTGCCTGCAACCGGGTGCATGTGTTCAACGATAACGTGATCGAGATAAGTCAGCGCTCCTAAATCCTGGCCCAGTTTCTTCCAGAAATTATCAAGGTATAAATGCTTCATCTTTGGCGGAACCATGCCGTTAAGAGCTGCAACAATGTCCGAGGTCATCGTGATCATGGTTGGAAGTCGTTCCCCCTGTAGTAAGTCGTTGCTGTAAGCCATTGACGGCCGCCGTTGCATTGCCTGGATGAGAATGCCATCCCACCCGGCTGTGCGTGGGCGGTGGTCATCGCCTAAGAAGGCGAAGTATTGATATTTGTTTTCTTTGACGATGGCGTTTGCTGCCTTGTTGATCGGGTAAGCCATGCCCCGGGTTTCGTTCTCAATCGTCATGCACTTGTGAGCGCCTACTTCGAATTCGTACTGGTCGTGCTCTGGATCGTTTGCGTCAATGATGAAGAGGATGTCTGAATGTGTAGAAAGTTTCTCATGCTCTGCGAGCAATTCGACGGCGTTGCTCGGGCGTCCTCTAGTTGGAACGAGGATAATCATTTGCTTCATTTGCTTGTCGCAATCTCGCCGGCGATCGCTGCGTATGCCGCTAAGTCCACAAAGGAGTCCTCTGTCTCTGTCTCCATCAATCGTGCGACTTTAACGAGCGCCATGCAGATTGCCACTTGCTGTGGGGTTATTTGCTGGCCTAGATATGTCGTCCATAAATCTGCAATTCTGCAATGGTTGACTGTTGGATCGCCGTATGTCTTCTGGCGATCTTTGGCTGTGAGTCGAGCTGCTTCTTGAAGAATTTCCCCCCGATTCATCGACTACTTTGCTCCGCGTCCGAACTCGGTTGCCTTGCCATCGAACGCCTTAAGGACTGGCCCTGCGATCGCTGCTAAGCCTGCCACCAAGTAATTCTTGGCTGGCTGGTTTGGATCTGCTAAATAAAGAGCTACTGCCGCAGCTGCTGCTGCTCGTAGATATGTCTTGATAATCGCTTCGAGTGCTGGCTTGTTCATTCTGTCTCCTTGTAGGTTGGTTTCCCAAAGCCGACAATGGCTACGGCCAATGATGGCTTGAGTTTGCCCCGGTTCTTCTTCTGGTAGGCCCTGATCTTACGGCAAACTTCGCCGCCATTGCGTTGATCGCCCTTCTTATCGGGGCTGGTGTTGCCTTCGATCGTGGTCACGGTTCCGTCGCCGTTATCCTTGATCACGATCCCGACATGACTGATCCGGTCGAGCGCGTCGCCTGGGAAATCAAAGAAGACGATATCGCCCGGCTCTGGCGTTGCCGTAGCTGCGTCTTGCCATTTGTTCTTGTCCATAAAGGCGACCGCCCCTGCCGGGGTGTAGACGCAATTTGGGATCTTGACGGCTGCTGTCTTTGCCACCCAGTTCACAAAGGCTCCGCACCATGCTTGGTTTGCCTTCTGGTATTTCGTCTGGTTATCGGCTGGCCCTTCGATGTATCCGATCTCTGCTTGAGCGATCTGGATCATCCTGTCTCGTTGATTCACATTTTCCCCCTCTTAGATTTGTTATTTTCTAGAAGCAGGCTATATATCTCGTCTACTCTGGTTTCCACCCTGCTCATGCGGTCGTTCATCGAGCTGCCGCCGTTTGGCTTAAGCTCTGTCAAATAATGCTTTACCAGCCATCTGGTCATCGCGATAAAGGCTGCGCCGATGGTGATCAGGGAAACGATCAGAGCTGCGTAATCCGGGGCTGTCATTTGCCGATTGCCATCACTTGCATCGTGACGGTTCCCGAGCTGGTGATTGCCCAGATTCCGTTTGCTTTGTTATCGATCGTAATCTTGTCGCCGTTATCCATTTTGTATCCGTCGCTTGAGGTTACATCTGAATTGCCCAAAAAGCATGTGCCGCTTGAACTGTGAAGATAAACCATCTCTGCTTCTTGCGTCGCGTCAACGAGGGCCGTTGCTGCTGTGGTTACGGTGACTTGCCGGGTTGAGATTGCCATTGTGACTCCTATTGAATCTTATTCGCCGGTCAGAATCGGTGTGGATTGTTCCGCTTCTGGGTTTAGATAGCGTTGATAGTCTGAATTGGCTGGTTAGCCGTTATAGCTTGTCTCCATTATGACAGTAAGAGACGCGCCTCATCCTCAGTTATGCCCAATTTTGTAAGCAAAGCGGCTCTTTCTAAAGATTTATCCAATACCGCGATCGTGCCATTGTGTTGCTCAACAATGGATTTAGTTTTTTCTATGTCGGTTTCTATGACATCGAGCCAAAAAAAACCGTTACCGTCGATAAAGGGCGGGACACTAATTGCTACGCCGTTAGAATTTAATTCTGTAAGTAATTCGGCACCATTAAGATTAGTTGGTTTGTCAAATTTAATCATTTTATCCTACCTTTTGTATTGTAAAATATGTATAATCATTACTAGAGTCGCCGATAACATTTAGAGAGCCGCCGCTATCTTGATAACCGCGAATTTCTAAATAATCTGCCGCCGCTAAATTAATAATATCTATTGCATATACGGATGATCCTCTTGAGCTTGTACCGATTTCAGTTTGTGCCATAGAGGTACTTCCATTTACATAAATAGTATTAGTTCTAAATCCATTAACACTAGAGCCGTAGTGTAATTGAGATATACATAAATAATAACCGCCGTAGCCGCTTGGAATTGTTAATCTACTTGGATTTGGCGAAGATGTATAAAAACCATGCGTGTCAAAACTTTCTACTGTCCAAGTAATAACAGTTTCAGTAGCATTAGAAAGCGATTGATTAGAGTTTCTACAAACTCTTGCACCTATAAAAGAAGCCGCGGCGGGCGTTGCCCATTTTAATCCGGTTGCTTCGGCTGAGTCTGCTGTCAAGACTGTGTCATTTGCGCCAATTGCGAGACGACTGAAAGCATCGGCACCGGTACCGGCAATCAAATCACCCTTCGCATCAATAGCAGTCGCCATTGAGTTGGTTATGGTGACGGTTCCTGAAGTGCCACCACCTGAAATTCCTGTGCCGGCTGTAACTCCTTCAATATCTCCTGATGCTGGCGTTGCAAACTGTAAGAAAATCGCAGCACTTGGACTTGTAAAACGAAGAACGCCACCTTGATTTTGAGCCAGAACAAGGGATCCTGAAGTCGTAACTGTTGCCGTTCCTGCTGTAATCGTGCAGGCGCCTGCTCCAATATTGATGATCGTCACAATGTCGCCTGTGGCAAACAAGCCTGTGTTTGCAGTGATCGTGGTTGCTCCTGCATTGCTCATTGTGATTGCGTCACCGGCATCAGCTGCAACAAGCACATAAGAAGCAGTCTTTGCGCTTGCAGCTCCGCCTAACATCGCAGTTTGTTGCAGCGATGTCATTTGCGCTGCGGTCAGAACTTGACCGGTAGTAAATGTCTGCTTTGCCATTGTTGCTCCTTAATCAGTAGGAAAGCACAGAGTTTGCGCCATCCAATATTCCTTGAGTTGTCGAGTCTAAGATAAATGCTTGAATTATAGGTTCTGCTGTGAACAATCTGGTTGTCCATGTGTTGGTCGTTATGTCCTGTTGCACTCCTTGTACGAATAACTCAAGCGTAACAGAAGTGCTGCCCGGGGTCGTCTTTGTAATGTTAACCAAATCGAAAATGTCTAAACTTAGCCCTGCCACGATCCTGGCAGTTTCGGTGTCGTCTGCCAGGTTAAGCCCAATGGAATCGATTCGGAAGATTGCATCTTTGCGCGATTGAAGAATCATCGCTGCCTGATCTAAAGATTCGGCATCTGTTTGAATCAGCAGGCCTTCGCGCTTTCCGGAATGGATGAAGTAGGTTTCAATGCTACTGGTGTCCTGAACCGTTTGAGCTGTGCCGCCCACCCGGTTAACGGTCACGTCGTTAAAGATCAGGGTGTCGTCGTAGGCGAAATCGATCGCCTGGTAAGAGATTGCTGTTCCGTCGTCTGAGAAATTCGTAGCTGTCTGATCTGCCTTTTGTGCCACGGTATTGCGTGATAGAAATGTGGCATTGCCTTCTGGATCAATGTAAAAGCCACCGAACTCGCTGTTTTCTATTGTTTGAAGTGCGTTCAATAGGTCGCGCTCGGTTCCTGGATCCGCCTGGACGGTGCTGTCTCCTGTGTCAATCGCACGCTGAGAAAGTGGAAAGGCTGCAACGTCGAGCAGGTTTTCCATCCGCGCCCCTGTTGTCTGCCCTGCTGAAGTGCCTGCAACGGTTGAAATTGCCACGTTAGAAAATAAGCGGAAGGCGTCCACGCATTGCAGGGTGACGGTAGAAAGGTCGTTGAATCCAACGCTAAAGTTTGTGTCGTAGCTCGTAATGTAGCCAGAATAAAGGTAATAGCGGACTGAATTGTAATCTGCCCATATTCTAATTTTGCGAAGTGGTAGAAGTTTTCCGTAATAAGGAGATACTGGATTCGAAGGTACCCAGTCGCCGTTCTGATCTTCAAGAACGATCGTTGCGCTTCCTGCTTCGAATTTGTTGAGGATTCTGTTTCTTCCTCTGCGAATTGAAGCTCGAAGCGTGATGTTAGAAACGTCGACAACGTCTGAAGGCGTATCTGCCAGGATGCCTGTGCCTAATGGCGTTGATGCGTCTCCAAGAATAAGCGGATTGCCAAAGGCCGGGCCGTTGGCAAAATCGACGGCAACGCCGAGCGTTGGCATTGTCATTAGATTGCCACCGCTGATTTGAGAATTGCCTGGCCGTTATTTTGTCCTTGAAGCAATCCGTTGCGAATGGATGTAACCAGATCGTTTTCGGATGTGACGCTTCCTTGAACTGTCACATTGACGGTCGTTCCTGATCCGTATTGGGCTGCTGCCTGAGCTGCGTATCGTGATCCTGAAAGTGCTGCGCTCAATGATGCGCCGCCTGCTAGTCCTGATTGCAGGGATGTCTGTGCTACCGGATCGGTTAGCGTGATCGCATCGATCATCTTCTGATATTGCGCTGCTCCCTGAGCTGCATAACGGTTTCCAGAAATCTGTGCCGGGGTTAGCGTCGTTGCAACGCTAGATGGCATTGATTCTAGAATTTTCTCTGCTTCTGCTGACGTCAATGCTTCAATTGCTGCTTTGCCCATAACTTGGAAGCCCCCACCGCCGCCACCGCCGCCCCCACCCCCACC